AAGAGACAACGTGGCTTGGCTATGCGGGCTCTACGGGGGATCTTGCTTACCATTCGACATGGTGGTCATAGACGAGCTCAGCAGTTTCAAGAACCCCAAGTCAATCCGGTTCAAAGCTCTCAAGCACGTTCAGGCTTCACTCTCTCGAGTAGTAGGTTTGACTGGTACCCCGGCACCCAACGGTCTTATGGACCTTTGGGCCCAAATGTACCTCCTGGACCGGGGAGAGCGCTTGGGAAAATACATATCCCACTATCGTGACAACTACTTTAAGCCAGGACGTAGAAACGGGCATATTGTATATTCGTACGACATATCCAAAGAGAATCAGGAGCGCATATACTCAAAGATAGGGGACATCTGCATGAGCATGAAAGCTAAGGACTACCTCGATCTCCCCGAGCGCATCGACAACATAGTGGAAATCCAGATGCCCCCGGAGATCCAAAAAGCTTATGACTCCTTCGAGGAGGAACAAGTTCTCAGCATGATTGATCAGCTCGGGGACGCCGTAGGGATACCAGCTGTCAATGCAGCAGCTTTGTCCACGAAGCTCCTCCAGTTTGCCAATGGAGCAGTGTACGATGAACAGAGAGTGGCCCATGAGGTGCACACGTTGAAGATAGAAGCCACGAAGGAACTCATTGAGGACGCCGGGGGACAGTCAGTCCTCATAGGTTGGACCTTCCAGCATGACAGAGACCGGCTCATGAAGGCTCTCGCCAAGTATAAGCCCCGGGAACTCAAAACGGAGAAGGACATCGTTGACTGGAATGCTGGCAGAATCCAGGTTCTTTTGATGCACCCGGCTTCCGGGGGCCATGGGCTCAACCTTCAAGCCGGAGGACACCGCATCATCTGGTTTGGGCAGACCTATTCTCTCGAGCTGGAGCAACAATTCAATGCTCGGCTTGACCGACAAGGACAGAAGGAGGTCGTGATAGTCAATAAACTGGTATGCTCGAAGACAGTGGACCAGGACGTCATAAGAGCCCAGAAAGCGAAGACCCGGGGGCAGGATGCTCTCATGGAAGCTGTAAAAGCGAGGGTCGAAAAGTATCTGAAAAAAATATCGTAAAACATCGTAGTATTTGTCGCAGAAGTATTACATTTAGGATACAAACAAAACGATAACACTATGAACTACGAAAACAAACACCGAATCGAAAGTCTGGCAAAAGCCGCTTGTCCCAACAACAAAAAAGTCTCGGTCATATTCCGAAGCAAAGAGAACAAGTTATCCGACCGGCCCAACGCTTTCATAGTAACTGTCGGGAAGAGGGGCTACACCTCAGTTAGACAGTCGAACTATTGGGCAGTAGACACAGTCAACTCCTGCAAAGACTACTCCGACCAGGAGCTCGCCCAGATATTGAACACGATGACCAAAGACCTCGGGTCCCTCCGATTTTTCGGCTATCAGGATGCTAAATTCGTAAATTACAAAGGTGAAGAGGTAGAGGCTTAGCCTCTACTTTTCCCCCCCCCGTTTTATCGTAGGAATAAGAATATTTTTCGCATATTTGTAGTACAAACAAAAGGACAATGAAACGATATTACTACGAATTAATGGACGAGGATTACAACAGCTACGAAGCAGCTATCCCCGACGGGAGAATCAAAGCCAGAGCCATTGCTCAAGCAAAGCGAGCAATGAGGGACTTGGGGATCCGAAGGGCTCTACTGGTAGTCAATAGCATGAGGACCTCCAACATATTGGACATAATCACAGTCGAATTGGATTGAAATAATTTCAATTTTTCTGGTGAAAATTTTTTTAAGTGGACATTTTTTCTTACTTTTACCCTACACTTAACAACTAAACACTATGGAAAAGTTTATCGAAAAGTACAAGAGCTACAGCTCGAAAGTTCTCCAAAAGTTGGCCAAGGTCAAGACCGGTGACGAGCTTGACGCCATCGAATCCATCCTCGCATCGAGAGGAGCATCTCAGGAACATCCGGCAGAGGAGGGCGCTGTCTACAACGCCACTGAGACCGAAGAGTACAAAGCCGAGAACGGCATCAAGGAGAACGACGAAGTCGCCGAGGAGAAGCCGGAAAAGGCTCGCAAGACCAAGACCCCGAAGGAGCCCAAGGACCCCCGTCCGCTAAAGAAGGAGATCTCGGACGAGGAGGCCCAAGCCAATCTCGAGAAGGCCAAAGCCAACATCGGCCGCTTCTGCAAGTTCATCTGCACGAAGACCAAGGAGCAGACCGACGGCATCATCATCGGAGTTCGTCTCGACCCCCGCAACAACTTCATCCAGTACCGCATCAAGACCAACGACGGTCACGTCTGGGGAAAGGGCATCGACTCGAAGGACCTGGAGCTCGGCGAGATGGCACCGGTTTCCGAAGAGACCGAGAAGCCGAAGCGCGGCCGGAAGAGGGCTGACGAGGCAGCTCCCGAAGCAGAACAGAACGAGCCGGAGAACGCACCGGCTGAGGAGTAAGTCAGAACTCCTCGCCCAATGGAGCCGTCACTCCGTTGGGCACCCCGGAGTGGTACAGGAGGGTTCGAGTCCCTCCCCGGGGTCTAACCTATATACTAAAAATCATGAGTAACATACTTAAACACGCTGACCAAATCATCAATGAGCGGTCGGAGGAAAAGGAGAGACAATACGGACCATTCATGGAATGCAACCAGAAGGCCGCAGAGATCGCCTCGGTCATTACCGGTAAGCCTCTGACCGCTCTTGACGTGTCTTGGGTCCAAGTGGCAGTGAAAATGGCACGTGAATCCAATGCACACAAGGAGGACAACCTCCTTGACATGGTAGCCACAATCGGGGCCATCAACAACGAACTCGAGGACCCCAAGCCATTAAAAGCTCCAGAGGTGGTACCTACGTACTTCTCAACCATTTCGGAGGCTGTAGACTTCATCCGGATCAGTCCCATCGAGGTGCATGAGATCAAACATGTTCTCACAGAAGAGGGGCGCAGAATAGCTGTATATTACTCCCACAAAGAAGATCCATTCCCAAACATCAAGCCATGAACACACAAGACTTTAAGCCATTCATTAAGAGCTGGGAAGAGATTTATGCCCTCCAGGGGGAGCTCCAGCTCATGTACAGGCCGTACTTCAAGGAGCGCATCGCGAACTTTGACATTAACACTTTGGAGGATCAAGAACTATTCAAGAAACTCTGTTGGCAGATTGTCGAGGAGCTCACAGAAGCGATGGAGGCCAAGGACAAAAACGAGAAGGACCACGTGCTGGAGGAGCTGATTGATGCCTTCAATTTTATGCTCGAGCTTTACCAGCTGTACGGTATGGCCCCAGACTTTGCTTGGGGTCACACATACGGGTTCCGGAAGGATATTGCCGACGAGAATTTCGAGGAGAACATACTGGAGCTGATCAAGACAATAGGTTTGGCTGCCAACTGCCTCAAGAACCGGGAGTGGAGACAATCTCAGTACATGGTTGACTTGGTGGTCTTCGAGGAGAGACTTTGGAACATCTGGGCAATGTTCGCTATGCTCTTCGGGAGCATAGGTGTCACGGAAGACAAAGTCCGGGAGCTCTGGTCGTTGAAGTATCAAGTAAATCTGTTTCGCATTAAATCCAAATACTGATATGGGTAGAATATTTAAAGACTGTTTCGAAATGATCCGGGAGATGGATCGGGAGCTCAAGGTTTCCGGCATCACGGTCCCGGTCAACCATTACCAAAACCAGGAACTCAGCGGGGACGACCGGCTCACCAAGGAACTCATCGGAGTGAGCTTCGTCATCTCGAAGCCGTATCTCGGCAAACGTGAGATGCTCGACTTCATGTTCAAAGACGAGGCCGAGCTCATCGAGAAGTATTGCCGAGCAGAGCTCTCCGACCGGCTTGACCGAAATGGAGTCAACCCCGGTAAGAGCTGGGAGATCCGCCGGGACTTGTGGCAGAAGCTGGTGAGCAAGACTCGTCAGGAGGGTCGCTTCGACTACACCTACTCGGAGCGTCTGCACATCTTCCACAAGGGACCCGAGATCCACCAGTTGGACAATGTCATCACGACTCTCCGGGACGACCCGCACTCCAGACGAGCAATGGTCATGATCTTCGAGCCGGAGGACACCCGGGCAACAGCCGGGGCTCTTACCCGAGTACCTTGCTCCGTCAGCTACCAGTTCCTCATCCGGAACAATCGACTCCACGTGATATATTATATCCGGAGCAATGACTTTTTCAAGCACTTCGCAATTGACATCTGGTTGACGGAGGCCATGATGGACTACGTGTTCAACATCCTCGCAGCCACCTATCCCTCTCTCAAGAAGGGATCTCTGCATTACTTCGCTGGGTCCCTCCATGCATACAACGAAGATCTTTCCAAATGGGTAATCTACTAAATTATGACTATCGACGAAGCAAGAGCTAAAGCTCATCAGCAATATGACGATTGCATGTTCTGCCCGGGATGCTCGAAGCTCCTGACTGGGCTCCACATGGGGAGTCGGTGCTACACCAACAGGATCGAAAGAAAGGCACAACAGGTCCTCGAAAATTCAAAGAAAAGTCATGACAGGAGGAAGTGAGGAGCCTATCATCATCGGGCTGGCAATAGCAGTAATAATCGGAATAGGGATCGTTTGTCTCATGGACGCTCTCAGAAACAAACTAAAGTGATATGTGCGGAATAAGTATAACAAGAAGGATTAACGCCATTGACAAGATACAGCATAGGGGCATCGAGTCCGTCCAGATTGCCGAAGGAGGATGGTTCCTCGGTCATGTTCGTTTGCCCATTCAGACTGAACCAGGCGATGGTCTGGCTCAGCCTATAGAGTTAGCCGGAAACAATGGGTGGCTCCTTTATGTCGGGGAGATCTACAACTATCCTACGAGGTATTCCAGCGACGTCGAGTATCTTCGCGACTTGTTTGGATCCTCGTGTCTCGAAGACATCATCTATGAAGCCAACAACTGGGATGGCATGTGGGCAATATGCTGGTACAGGAAGGGTCAAATTATTGCTTTCACCGACCCTCTCGGAAAGAAGCAACTCTACTACAACCAATTCGGGGAAATCTGCTCGGAGATAACCCCGTTGGTGTCGGACTTCCGAGACTTCGACCGGTATTACCAGTCGGAAGTGTTCAAATGGGGGTACAACTGGGATGACCGGACTCCGTGGAACAACGTCAAGCGTATTATGCCGAATACTGTCTATTCCTTCGATGACATGAAGGTGAAGCCCACCATTATCCGGAGGGACTACTACAGATGGGGGATAGAGAAACGGAGTCATTTAGCCAAATCCAAGTTCGCCGAAGTCCTCCGGGGCTTGGTCGAGAAGTCCGTAAAACGCCGGGCAATGTACTCTAAAGTCCTGGTCGGAGCTTTGGTTTCTGGAGGACTGGATTCATCCATAGTTGCCTCTATTCTCCATCGAATGGGCCTGGGGGTTAATCTCTATATGGTGGAAAATAATGAATCAAAATTTGGTATGCTATTGTCCGAATTTTTAGGGGTTTCTATCACCTCTCTTGGCCCTATCCCCGATGATGATTGCCTGGAGAGGTGTCTCCGATATAACGAAACCCCCATCGACTTGGGCTCCATGATCCCCCAGTTCCGACTCATGGAGAAGGTCAAGGAGAGGGTCATCCTGACCGGGGATGGAGCTGACGAACTCTTCGGAGGCTATCGCCGAGTTGATGATTATGACTCCCAGCTCTCAGACGTGTTCCAAGAGCTTCCGTTCTACCACATGCCTCGGCTTGACCGGGCTTCCATGAGGAGCACAGTTGAACTCCGGTCACCATTCCTGGGACATGACGTTGTCAGGTTCGCTCTCCGTTTGCCCCGGGAGGACAGAACTCACAAGCGCATTCTCAAAGATGCTTTCAGCGACGTACTGCCTCAGGAGATTCTCGACCGACCCAAAGAGCCTCTCAAGTGTCGGAGCATCCGACAGGACCCGATGGCGTACCGCAAGAAGTGTCACGAAATATTCTACAACTTATGGCAATAGCTATCGGATATTACCGGGTATGGTTTAAAGAAGATGACTCCAATACGGAGGCTCAGTGGTTCAAAATGACGCTCCGGAAGGGATCTGTTAGACCTTCCATCCGTTCTATAAATCGGGAAGAGGCTCTGGGGTGGATCAAGTCCCGAAAAATGAAAGACGTCACCCCAGGCAATGCCTGGGGCAAGATATTTGAATCGGATGGTCAACCGTTCAAGAAGGCATTCCAGGAGCTGCCTCTTCACACTCGGTATAATTTCATAGAAGGAGCATCACTCTCATCAGGCACAACACACCGAGCTCGTCTCGAAAAATATTTTAAAAAATGAAAATCGTAAAAGTAAGAAATGTCAAGACCCCGACCAGAGGAACGGGTCTGTCCGCCGGGCTGGACTTCTACATCCCGGAAGACTTCGAAGCCAAACAGATCTGGCCGGGCGAAAGCATCAACATCCCATCCGGGATCAAAGCTCAAATACCCCGGGGGTGTGCCCTCATCATGTTCAACAAGAGCGGTATTGCCACCAAGTATCAGCTCCAGGTCGGAGCCTGCGTGGTTGACGAAGACTACCAAGGAGAAATCCATCTGCACGTCATGAACGTCGGCAAGGAGTTCGTCATCCTCAAGCCGGGGATGAAGCTGGTTCAGGGTTTGGTGATGCCTGTCTCCTATACCGGGGTGGAAGTTCTCGAGTCGGAGGACGAACTTTTCCCGCAATCGACTGAAAGAGGACAGGGGGGCTTCGGATCCACGGGTGAATAGGACCCCCGGCCCCAAAAGTTGGTCAAATCATTGTTCCATTGTTCCCAAATCACGGGGACCCCCGGCCCCAAAAGTTGATAAAACCATGGTTTTGGCAAAAATCTCGACAGGCCCCCCTAAAAAAGTTGGTCAAACCATTGTTCCATTGTTCCGGTCCCCCCAATGAAAAACATCCAAACCATTAATAATCAATCACTTAGGGCCGGAACAATGTGGAACAATGTGGAACAATGATTGTTCCGGCCCTAATTGATTGAATATCAATGAATTAACCCCCCCCGGAACAATTGGAACAATAATATAGGAGGAAAACCTGAATAGGAAATATGAGAGGAGATTATGACCAATTTAGGAAATGAGAAATCACCAAATAGAAGTGCATAGAAACATTGTTCCAATTGTTCCGGTCCCCCCAGTGAAAAGCACCCAAACCATTGAATATCAATCACTTAGGGGCCGGAACAATAAAAATTTTATTGTTCCACACATTGTTTATTATGAAAAAAACTGAGAAATTGGGGCTACCCCCAACAGGAAAAATTGGAGTGTTCCGGCGATGGCTTGGAATCTACTCAAAAGAGGAGCGGGAGGTACTGGACTACGCCCGCAAATTGAAAAAGACCACCATGCAAATAGCACGTGGACAGCAGAGTCTGCTGTCCCGTCCGTACTGGATGCGGCATGAGGACTGGGTTGAGGTCCGCAAATTACAAACCAAATTAGAAAGGAGGCGTAGAAAATGATTGCAATTTATCTGTTGGCCACTATCGGCCTGTTCGCGATTTTCGGCGGGATCCGCCAATGGTGGATCAGTCCCAAACGGAAATTGACCCGATCCATCAAGCAGATGGAGAGAGCGGAAAGTCGGATCCAAAAGTTCAAAAAGAAGTCGTAGGCGAGTAGAGTTAGTAGAACTAGTCGAGTAGAACTAGTCGAGTAGAACTAGTCGAGTAGAACTGACAGAGTCAGTAGAACTGACAGAGTCAGTAGAACTGACAGAGTCAGTAGAACTGACAGAGTCAGTAGAACTGACAGAGTCAGTAGAACTGGTGCCAAATTGGGCCTTTTCTTGACCAGCAGATACTGGACGGCACTCGCGTATACGGAAATTAAAACCAAACAAGCATGAAAGCAAAACACTTTAAGCAGCTCGGGAAAAACTGGGCTTTGTACTCGGAAGTCAATACCAAGTACTGTAATTGGACCCCATCCATCGCAACGGTCCACGAAGGCATGATTTGGCCGCAAGGTATTTCGGTCAAGTTCCTGTGGTTCGGCGTGACCCTCATTCGCGTAAGCGAATAAATTAAAGATCCCCGGGGCCAAACGCTCCGGGGATTGTTGTGCAGAAATAAATTTTTAATTTGTATAAGGTTTAATTATATTTGAGACATGGCACGAAGTACATATAAAATGAGTCCGCTCACCTATATGGAGGAGGGACAGAAAAGGCGAGACGCCGGAGATTTTGTAAAGCCCACCGATGCGGAGGAGCTTTATTTTGCATTCATTGAGTATTGCAAATTCATGAAGGATAACTATTTCTCCCAGGCTCACAAGAATAAGAATGGCGACGACTGCAGCGTCTACATTTCCCGCCCGATGACCATCGAGTCATTCAGGCTGTTCGCTGGGATCAATCCTGTTGAGTACGGGGAACTCACGGGGGATCCGGTAGCAGCTGCAATTGGTGGCACCATCGAGGACGCCATCAATTCCCAGCAAATCGAGGGAGCCCTGGTTGGCAAGTACGCTGCCAGCCTCATCCAGGTGCTTCAAGGACGCAAGACAAATGTCAACCTGACGGGAGGCATCACTCTCGAGCAGATAACAGGAATGGAGGTAAAATAAAATGGGACGCCGGCTTCAATTTGACACCAAAGGCAACGAGAAGCAGAAGGAAGTGGCTCGGTTATGGCTGGATGATTCAGTCACTGACATTCTGTATGCTGGCACGAAAGGTGCTGGCAAATCCTACCTCGGGTGTTCCTTGATAGCCGGCGATGCCCTCACCTATCCGGAGACATTTTATTTTATTGCGCGTAAGACGGCCGCCGACTTAGTTCGATACACCATCCCCTCTCTCTACGAGGTATTCGCCCATTGGGGTATCACGGAGGACTACTACCACTTCAATGGTCAATACAATTTTTTCGAGTTGTACAACAAAAGCCGCATCTACCTCATCGATGCCAAGTATAACCCCAGTGACCCCATGTATGAGAGATTCGGGTCCATGCAGATGACTCGGGGATGGATCGAAGAGGGCGGAGAGTTTATCCGCGAGGCGAAGACCAACCTCCAGGCTTCCATCGGTCGATGGAAAAATGACGTCTACAAGCTGGCTCCCAAACTCCTCATCACCTGCAACCCGTCCAACAATTTCCTCTACACGGACTACTACAAGCCATGGAAGGAGAACAAGCTGCCTCCCTGGCGTCGGTTCGTCAAAGCTCTGCCCCAGGACAACAAGACTCTCCCAGACACGTACATTGAGGGGCTTCTCCGGAACCTGACCCAGTCGCAGATCGAGCGACTGGTCTTTGGCAACTGGGAGTATGACGATGACCCGAATTGGCTGGTCGATTATGACGCAGTGTGCGACATGTTCAGCAATGAGTTCGTACTCCCGACGGGCAATCGGTTCATTAGCACTGACCTTGCCGGGAAAGGTAGAGACAGTTGGGTGGTTGGAACCTGGGACGGCATGGTATGCCGGATCCCAATTGCCAAAAGCTTCTCGGAAGGCAAGGAGATGGAGGAGAAGATCGCCAAATTGGCCACCGGTCTGAAAGTCCCCAGGTCCAGCATCGTCTCTGACGCTGACGGACTTGGGTTCTACTTGGAGAGCTACCTGAAAGGCATCCGGGAGTTTCATGGAGGACAGTCAGCCATTGACTCCAAGACGTACAACAACATCAAGTCGGAGTGCGCATTCAAGCTGGCGGAGCTCATCAACAAGCGCCAGATCCACATCATCTGCTCCCCCGAAGTTCAGGAGAAAATCAAGCAGGAGATGACGGTGCTCAAGTCCAAGAACACGAACTCCGCTGAGCAGAAGCGAGAGCTCATCTCCAAGGACACCATGAAACAGCTCCTTGGCAGGTCTCCGGACTTCCTGGACATGCTCATCATGCGAATGACATTTGAGATAAAGCCGAAGGCGACTGGCATGAAGTCCGCCAAAATCATAATCCCAGCGAAGCGATGATACTGGACATCATAACCCTCATCCGCGACATAGTCAAGATGGTCAATCCTCTGGCCGTCTTTGAGTGTGACCAGGCTCGGATGCTGAACGTCAAAGTAGACACGATGGAAAGATTCGTGACAGACTCGGACGGCAATCGGGTATCGTCTGACTTTGTCTATGTTGAGGAACCTACCACTGGCTACTATGATATTCCTTACAGAGGGCACCAGAAGCAAAGGACCATCATGCAGATATACTTCTGCAAGTTCGAGCCGATGGCCAACGATGCCTACAAAGGCGACACGAAGTTCAGCCAGAACTCGCCCACCATCGGACGACTGGAGCTAAAGAACCAAATCGAGGAGCAGATGGTCCGGCCTTTCCTCTACTTGCTCAAGACCTCTCAGCTGGTCAAGCAATATCCGGAAATCATGAACACTGTCCGGGTGCTGTACCCGTCTCCTCGGTTTGACGCCAACGAGGTCAGCGTAGGACTGGAGCTAACTGTAACGCAAGAATGGTGTCTCGATGCGTATAAGCCCATTCCTCCTGCTCCACCCGAGCCTAAACCTGTCAGGCTGGTAGACATCATCCACGAAGGATTTAATATGCGGGGAATTACGATAACCTTTGAAAATACTGAATCAAAACCCGTTGACAAGTCTGTAGTAGGCTCCGAATATATAAGCACTAACACTGATCCGAAGATCCTGGTCGCGGCATTGTACCCGTATAGAGCCATATTATGCGGAAGACCCCTAACCCCAGCATATGCAGAGGGAAAATGGAAGCTCAAAGAGTATACATTCCCGGACACAGAAGACTTAATTGTAACTGAAATCAATGTAAAACCTGAGGGCGAGTTCCCCGACGTCTGGACCTTCCGTGATATTTATACAATGGTATGATACAGCGAATCGACATACAAGGCGGTCAGATGACGTTCGGCCAACGCATAGAGCTTGGCCGGATCATCACTGAAAAGGAGCTGACCGACATTGACAAGATGAAGGAAGGAATGCAATGTCTCGGCGTCAAATGGAGTCTCAGGAACACCTCCGAAATTGTCGAGTACTGGTACGAGGTTCTCATGGGCATTAAATATTGGATCGAGCGAGAACAGACTGAGCTCAAGTACGAGCCCAGTGCCGAGGAAAAGGCAGCCGGCATTACTCAATTCTCTTTGGTGGTTGGCGAGATGGCCACCATCACTGCACTGGCCAAGGACTACTCGAAAGACCCGGATGAGATTCTGGAATGGAAATACGGGAAGGTGTACAACCTCCTTTTCACCAACTTGCAGAGTCACCTCTTCCGGGAGCGACTGAACAAGGAACTGGAGCGTAAGGCTCAGCAGAAAGCCAATGCTCGCAAACCCAGAAACAAATGGCGGTAGGACTGGAACAGATATTGGCTGAGGGTCTCACCCAGATGAGGGACGAGATCATCCGGGCATCACAGGACGCCGGGCAGGAAGCTTCGGGCAGAACCTATGCTCAGATAACAGTCCAGACGGGACGAGAAGGCGAAACAGTTTGGGGAACGATCGAAGCTCCAAACTACTTCTACACTCTCATCCGGGGACGAGGTCCTGGAAAGATCCCCGCCAATTTGGGACAGATCATCATGGAGTGGGCAAAGCTCAAAGGCATCACATTCTCGGATCCCAAGGACCTGGTCCGATTCGGAAATGCCACTGCATGGAAGATAAAACGAGAAGGCTCAGAGCTTTACCGCAATCACATTTACGTTGACTTGGTCGACACTCCCGCTGATAACTTCGAGGAGTACCTGGCTCAGCATTTGGACAAGACAATGGAGGTCCTCATTGAAGAGGCATTCACTCCTGACAACAATATGGACCACGGATATATAATATAACGCGATATGGCAATTACCAATCAACCGGCTGAGGATTCTTTATACTCAGCATATTCGCAAATACCAGTTGAGACCGACAAATTAACACCTGGGCTTGAGGTCAAGACTCAGAACTTTGACGAGGACAATATGGTCTCGTTGAACATTATAGACAATGAGGCGGTCGAAGTAATTGATAACAGTGGAGGTAGTAGTAACAACTATTCTGTGAAGTTTCCTCTCCTTAGAAAGGTGATACCCGGGGAATGGTATGCTTTTAGGGTTTCTGGCGGGGCTGGAGTGGGTGCCACTTCACTCACCGTTGCTTTGTTCCAAGCAACCAGTTCGGGTAATCTTACCACTGTGATTGCTAAAACAAATATACCAATTGGTGCCAACATGACGTGGAGGGTTCAGATACCGCACATTGTTACAGCAGGATCCCCCCGCGATTTCCTTGTCATTTTTGCAGGTATTGAAGGAGCAACAGCTGGAGTGAAGGTTACTCTCTCAGGTATGAGTTTGGCCTACGGAAAGAACTTTGTCGGCTATAGCCCCAGTCCAATTAAAGCAGCGAACTCACTAACTGAAAGCATCGACATCTACAGAGACTCGGGATTCGGGACGACAAAGAAATACGACCTCAGTTTCTTGGCAAAAGCCGGATTCCGGGACGACAGATTGAGAACATTTCCGTACATAGACCAATCCATCGGCTTTGCCATTGACTACAGTCTCATATCGGCATATGCTTACAGAGGCATCGGCGAACGAAACTTCAATGTTCGATATGCCTCCCGGGGAGTTAGGGCTCGAGGCTACAACGCTAATTTCACCAGGTCAGGCGTAGGACTCGTACTGACTGACCGGGTTCCTGACAACGACAGGAATCTGTATGTAAAAAAACACTTCGGGTATCCGTTCTACGTCACCCTATTCCCGGGAGGGTTTTTGGGGTCACCATCTACCATTACATCGGTCGACGTTCGGGTCAAACTTTATGAGGTTGCCGAAAAACAATTTGACATTTCTACCCGACTCAACATCCCCCTTGTGCGCGAATTTGAGACTAAGGTTAGTACTGATGCAAACTACGTAAAACTCAGACTTTCTGGAGGAGCAGACCCTTCTCAAGCATGGAACATCATATTCATCGATACGAAGGTACCTTGCAACCCATTCTACATTCGCTGGATAAACCAGAAAGGCGGATGGGACACTTACATGTTTGAGCAACACAAGAAGTATACGCAGGAGGTTGACCGGGGAGACCAATACGTATTAGCGAATTCCAGAGACCCCTATGCCTCACAGACGAGAGGCGAGTTAGCTCCGGAGTTTAAGAACATAGTCCAAGCAGGAGCAGAACAGCTTGATGAGAACGACTTCAACTTGCTCAAAGGAATTGCTCTCTCGCCTCTTGTTCAAAGGTACAACGACTCAGTCGGGGCATGGCAACGAGTCCTAGTAAATGACACGGACTTAACTTGGGACACCAAGACTCCCAGGAACACTGTTAGCTACGAGTTCCAGCTTATTGACGAACAAACTCAGTGGTAATATGAACTATGAACTACTCATGAAAGGCATTGACGGCAAGGTCTGGTCCCTGGACCTCCCGCTGGATGCTCCTGCGATGAATTACCAGATCAACAATCTGGCGGAGCTGAAAGACAGGAATGCCTCGTACTCCCAGCGGATCAGTCTGCCCAGGACGACCCATAACGAGCAAGCATTCCAATTCAGTTTTGTAGTTGGCTCAGGTTCGGGTGTGCCATACATGAGGTTTCCTTGCCAACTATTCTATGAGGGAGCACTCATATCCCCGGCTGGAGCAGTATTGAACATCGTAGACGTATCAGATACATCGATCGGGGTCCAGATCCTCGGGGCAACCGTTGACCTGTTCGACACACTAAACAACACTGACGCGAAGGACCCTGGGGATGGTATGTTCCTCCTCAAGTGGTACACGGACACAATGGGACAGACTGAGCGATACCTCTCCGGCTCCGGAGAGGCTAAAGTCCTGTACTTTTGGCTGTATGCAACTCTACAAAAGAACCCGAACTTCCCCCCTTTCGCCATGGAGGCAATCAGGCAAGTCAGTGAGTTGGACAAGTTCTACCCCCACCTCAACTGGTATGACTTGGTGACATGGATCTTCGGTCGAGCAGGCTACAGTCTCGAGACCGACGTGGACCCCGTCGACCGAGCCGAAATGTTTTTGCCTTGCACTTACCCCGTTTTGGCAGACAACCCCAAGGCTCCGAGAGCATCCGGAATTGGCTGGATCCGGAATCCCACGGTTGGCACCCCCACCGGGGTGATATGGAAAGGCTCCCCCGGGGTAACTCTCAATGACCCGGTCGCCGGACGTTTGACTATAGGCCCCAAATCCGGAACATTCAGCTGGATGACTCTATGGGACACGACCATCACGTTTAGATTCTCGTGGTCCAATATTTCTGCCATCCAAAAGAGTAGTGTGTCAGTCAAAGTTACCCACTACAAGAACGACGGAACCAGTGCTGTAGTGTTGACAAGGTCCTGGTCATCGGGGTCTTCTGGCAGCGCTTCGGTCGACATCCAGATGGAGGCAGGGGAGCACATACTGGTGTCTGGAACTCTCGCCATAGTCACTAACCCTGGCAGTTCGTTTGACATGAGATTTCCGGTCAGCATTACTGCTCCTCCTGTGCCTGAAACTTCACCAGGGGATAAGCCCCAACCCGGACTAACCTATGACCTCCTGGCCTCTACTGGATTCAAAAGCTTGGGGGACATAGTCAAAGCATTTGTCCAGCTGTTTGGTCTAACCGTCGACGTTAATCCCGTCACAAAGGTAGCAAGAGCATACTCTATTCGGGAGTTTTACAACAGACGAAGTTCGTCCGGGAAAAATTGGTCTGACAAGCTGATAAAAGGAAAGGACACCAAACTTACGTTCCAATTGTCCAGCTATGCCCAGTCCAACGAGATAAAGTTAGAGGATAATAAGGACAACAACGTTACTGACTCGTACAAGTTCAGCATCCCGGACGTCAACCTCCAGCCCACCAAACTCCTGTTCCAAATTGGGTTCTTGGCAGGGCTCAACCAAAGCCTCTATGATGCGGACACTACAAATAAGATTCATACACTTGCTAACTACCCTATCTGGACCATCAATAGAGGTCGGATGGAGAACGGGGAAGTGACCGAGACGACTTGGGAGTACAATGTTCTAAGTAAGCCGATGGTCGTCCACATAGATAAGTCTGACTATATGCGGCCCAAGGTGAGGGTAGGCCACACCATTACCCAGGTACGACTATACACGGCGTATTTCAAAAAATTGAAATACTACGTTCCTAAGTACTACGACAAGCTCATCAACAATATACTCAAAAGACCAAAGATCCTACAGGTCCAAATTCTTTTGGACTCGCTCGACATTCAAAGTTTGGACTTGTTCAACCCGATATGGCTGGAAGAGCATGGGTTCTGGTTCTACGTTTCGAAAATAAACAACTTCCAAGCTGGAAAGATACCCAAAGTAGACCTAATACGAATGTGATATGGCCGAAAAACAGAAAAATACAATTTACAACGTCCGTGTAACAGCTGAGGATGCCCTCAAGACGTTAGCCGAATTGAAACTCCGGTCCCAGGAGTTGAGAGACCAGCAGAAGGCTCTCGGCAAAGTAACTGAGGAGAATGCTCAAGAATACTATGCGCTTGACAACCAGATCAAGGCAATCAACAGCGAGGCGAACAAGTACCAGAAGCAAATCCAGAACAACATTAAGCTCCAGAACCAACAGGAGGCAAGTTTAGCAAAACTTAGAACCCAGCTGGCTTTGGACAATGCCGAGTTTGCAGAGCTGGGCAACTCAATGCAGGACGCGGCTCGTAAAGCCGAGCTCGGCAAGCGCATTGCAGAAACCACCGAGGAGCTCAAAGCTCAGGAGGAGGCACTCGGGGACTATCGCCGGTCAGTTGGTAACTACGAGAAGGCAACGGAGAACCTCAAGCAGGAACTCTCCGACCTTACCCAGACACTCATCCAGATGGCTCAGTCCGGGGATACGAGTTCTGAGACGTTCAAGGAGATGATTAATCGAGCCGGTGAACTGAAAGGAGCTGAGGACCTGGTCAATACAGCTATATCCAACGTTGGTAAAGGAACTGAAACCATACAGGCAGTTACCAGCGCCACGTCAGCTTTGACTTCCGTATGGGGCCTTTGGACCACAGCCACTCAGGTACTGGGGAGCGAGAACGAGGAGCTCAATGCTACCATGACGAAGATGATAACCATCATCACGGCTCTTTCCTCTTTGTCTTCTCTCCAAGCAGCTCTCTCCAAGACCGAAGCCACTTATCGAGCTGCATCTAACTTGGTTCAGCTGGTTGGCATCAACCAGACTCTCGCCGAGACGAAAGCGATAGCTGCTAAAAATGCCGTACAAGGAGCTAGCAACATCCTCACCAAAGCAGCAGCAGCTGCCACATGGCTTTGGAACGCGGCTTTGGCTGCCAACCCCGTTGTATTGGTGGCAGCAGCAGTGGGCGGATTGGTGGCTGGAGTGGTTGCTCTTATGAACGCATTCAACAGTAACACGGAAGCTCAAGAGAGAGCAACCCGGGCAATGGAGGCATACAATCGAGCTGCCGAAGCCTCCACGTATGTACTGGATCAGATCGAGACCAAGCGGAACACTCTGTCCAAAGCCGAGGAGATCCGGGGCAAGAGAGAAATAGAAAATCTCAAAGCCAATCATGCCACGTCGGAACAGATCGCCGAAGCTCAGCTTAAAACAGCTAACAAGCTCCGCGAGATTGAGATGAGTGCAGCTCGTCAAAGACAGATGGCTGCAATGGATGAGTTCGACTCCTTGAAAAAGGTGATTGCAGCCAAGGAGGAGGAGCTCAACACATGGTCAGGAAGCTTGGCCAAATACAAGGAGTCCAAAAAGGAACTCGACGATTTGAAAGGCCGATACCAAGAACTGTTCCGGACAATCGAGAATGAGGGAGCCGCAATTGATAACTTGGCTCTTGAGATTGCAATAGCCAACCGGGAGGCTCAGCAGGCCATTGCCGATAAGGCTCTGGAGGTTGCTTTAAAGAACTCGGAAGCCATGCAGAAGATCCGGGAAGACGATCTCAGGTTCCAAACAACATTCCAGTCTACGAACATTGCCATCCGGATGGAGTATGAGAAAAAGCTCTACAAGGCAGCTCAGGATGGAGCCCGGGAGCGTCTCGCTCTCCAAAAAGCTTACGGCAAAATCACTAACAAGGAGTATCAGACGGCTCTGAATGCCCTGGCTCGGTCTGACAAGCAGTTCTACGAGAACCAAGCCAAACAGCTCAATGACTACCTTGCGGGGGTGAGAGCCAACATATTGGCTGTAGCCTCCGGAGGCACAGTCGACATGCAGATTGCCCAGGTTACTCAGAAGTACCAGGACGCCATGAAGGAGCTGGCCAACATTCAGTCTCCTCAGTTCGTGAGAGGTATGAGCGAGGAGGAATACCAGAAAGAGTATGCCGCTTATGAGCAGTTCCTGGTCAACAGAGCCGAACTCGAGAAACAGATTCAGCAAAACCTCCAGGATGAAATTAAAAAGATCCGCGAGGACGCTACCAAACAGCAACTTGACCGGTTCAACCAAGTTCTCAACGAACAGTATGCCGAGGACCTCTCGAAGGCAGCGGACAACGAAAGGGAGAAGCTGGAGCTCGAGAATGAGATGCTCCAGAAGCAAATCGAAGCCAGGAAAGCTGCCGGGGAGAAAACCTATGAGCAGGAGGCCCAGCTCCGAGCCAACAATCTTCGTCTCCAGCAAATGGACCTCGACAAGGAGCTCGCTCAAGCCGAATTAAATCACAAGTCCAAGTATGAGATCAGGAAAAGGTATCTGGAGGCAGAGTTGGCAGCAGCTCAAGGAAACGAGGACGCCATTGCTCAGATCCAACTTGAGATGGCTGAGAACGAGGAGGCTTTATGGGAAAAACGGATCGAGAAGCTCCGGGAGTATGCCGAAATGGCATCCGGCTTTGCTAATGCTTTCAATGACTTGGCCAGTGCTCTCGGGGAGCGCCGGGCTCAGGAGGTAGAAAAACAATACAGCCGGGAGGAGCAGGCATTGGCAAACATGTACGCTAATGGCCAAATCACGGAGGCCCAGTACAACGAAAAGAAAGTCAAGATGGAGAAACAGAAGGAGAAGGAGTTGGCCAAAATCGAACGGGAACAAGCTATCCGGGAGAGGGCAATGGGATCCTTCGAGATTGGCATCAATACTGCCATCTCCATCATGGCATCGGCTAAAATGGGATTCCCTTTGGCTATCCCGTTCATTGCAGCAGCTGCGGCTTTGGGAGCAGTTCAGATGGCAGCTCTTTGGGCAGCTCCTCTGCCGAAAGCCGCAAGAGGTAAATACATTGAGGGACCCAGTCATGCCGCTGGAGGAGTGCACATTGAGGCGGAAGGAGGCGAGACCATCATTAACAAGAAGTCGAGCCGCATGTTCCTGCCTCTTCTGTCAGCCATAAACGAACTCGGTGGCGGAGTACCGTTCACTAAAGTTGGATCGGACGGGGGATATGCTATCCGATCATTCGCTGAGGCGTCGGAACCTATGAATCGGCTTGACATGGAGAGGGCAATTCAAAAAGCATTTGGCCAGGTGAGAGTGATTGCTACAATCGAAGATATTCGGAGGGAAGATGCTAACTACGTGCAGATTCAAGACCGGGCTAATTTTTAAATAGTCCAGCACAAATAGTATTTCAATATCTATTAGGAATAATTATATTTGTATTGAAATAATTTGGCACATGATATTCATCAACTTAAAAGGCGCAATTGACTCCGAAGAGAATCGGGTCATGATGGAGCTTTGGGGTGGGACCTCAGAGATCTGCTCCGTGGAGACCTTCCGCCGGGTACTTGATGAACACCCCGACGAACAGGAGGTGTGCATCAACATTGACTGTGACGGGGGCTCTGTTGAGGAGGGCTTCAAGATTTACGATCATCTTCGCATGAGCGGGAGGACTATATACACAAATATTGTCGGGGGATGCCACTCGATGGCAGTGTGCATCCTGTTGGCAGCTCCGGCAGAGAACCGGTCGGCAAACAGGAATTGCCGGGCACTCATCCATCGGGTATACATGCCGGTCGGGGATTGGCTCACTTCCGACGATGCTCGTAGCATTGCCGAGGATCTTGCTCTGGAGGAGGAGGCTATTCTTGACGTGTATGTCGAGAGAACAGGTCAGGACCGGGAACGGCTCCGCAATGTCATGCATGAGGAACGCATCCATGATGCCAAATCACTTCTTGACTTGGGATTCATTTCCAAAATCAATTCATACAACACAAACCAAATTTTTAATGCTATGGCAAAAAACGAAAAAAGCGCTTATGAGAAGTTCATGAGCAAAGTCAAGGCATTCCGGAATGGCAAGAAAGGCGCTCCCGCCAATTTTGACTATCTGGATGCTGAGGGTCAGGTCGTTCTCCAGACCGTAGGTGAAGAGGACAATCTGGCCGAAGGTGTAGAGGCAACTCTCGCCAATGGCGAGACGTCGGGCACTGTCGTTCTGGAAGACGGTCGGGTGGTTACTGTCGAGGACAACATCGTCACCAGCATCGAGATGGAGGACACCGAGTCTCTCGAGGACCGCGTTGCAGCACTGGAGGCGATGCTCGACGAGGCAACGAACCTCATCAAGGAGCAGGAGAACGAACTCCGCAACCTCCGTGGTAGCAACTACCGCCCAAAGAACCGCAAGACGGTTCTGCCCGGGGGCAAGAAGGCCGATCCCTCGGCAGCCGACCTTAAGAACGAAGCTCGCGAAAAGCTCCAGAAGGTCAACGCTGCCAAAAAGATTCTCAAGTAGTCAAACTCAAAAACTTTAGGAACTATGGCAAATAAAAAAGGCGGATTCCTTGACATGGATAAGTTCACTTTTTGTGGACGTGTCATTCAGGCAATCTCGGAGATGATTATGGAGGACACCATTCAGGGTCCTGACATCAACTCCATCCACACAGTCTTCCCCGACATCGTCACTAACACCGAGGTGGGTTACATCGGCGAGGGCGGCATGGTCGGCGTGGTCAACACCGGGTGTAACCCGACTCCTCAGCCGTGGAACATCAACACCCGCAAGCTGAAGTGGGAGCCCGGTGTCTGGGAGATCCTTCTGTCCCAGTGTTACACTGACCTCCAACAGTCGGCAACTATTTACTCTCTCCGCACCGGCGTCGACATTCCGGACTTCACGGACACGGACTACATGAACATTGTCATCGAGGTTCTGGAGCGCTCCATTATGGATTTCTGGTACCGCCTGTTCTGGTTCAACGACAAGGACGCCAAGAACGTTACCGACAGCGGTATCATTACGGATGGTCTCGACCTGAAATTTTTCACCATCATCAATGGTTTCTGGAAACAGATTACCGCCCAGGTTACAGCCAATCCGTCCCAGCGCGGAGCCACCATTACGGAAAATGCTGGGGCATCTTACGCAGCTCAGAAGCTTACTCCGGACAAGGCCAAGGAATACATTCAGTCGGTCGTGTTCAGTGCCCCGCTTCTGCTCCGTCAGCAGTCTGACAAGTTTATCCTCGTTACCCAGTCGGTCTACGATGCCTATCAGCAGTCTCTTATGGACGCTTGCTGCCTCGAGTCGGCTCGCTTGGCTCTGCTGAATGGCATGGAGGCTCTCAGCTTCAATGGCATCCCGGTCATCGCAATGCCCATCTGGGACAAGATTATCGCTACGTCGGAAGACACTGGCACGAAGCTCAACAATCCCCACCGAATCCTCTTCACCTCGAAGAGCGTGCTCGGCATAGGTGTTGATGCAATCGACAGCTTCGAGAAGATGCGGATCTGGTACGAATACAAAGACCGCGTAGTCTACGTAGAACTCATGGGTCGGGCGGATGCCAAGCTCACTAACCCGGATCTGTTCTCGGTAGGTATCTAATCCTTAAAAATCTAAGAAAATGGCAGGACTTGATTGTTCTAAAATCAAAACAGGATTCATCAACCAGGTGTGTGGTAAGCCGGCAATCGCCGGCACCACCGCCAGGGTGATTCTCCTCAGCTACTCGGACGTCGACAAATCGAAGTCTGTTATAACTGACAACGTTATCTCTTCGCTCATCCTTAAGACCGGTGCCACTGGTTACGAAGTCGACTCGCTGCCCAACGCAACTGTAGGCTCGGACACCATCAATGCTGGCACGTACCTCAAGACTCACCAGCACAACGTAGTTGTCCGAATCTTCAAGAAGTCGGAAGCAGCCAAGAAGTTCGTAAACGGCCTGACCAATGCCCGCGTCATCGCTATCGTCGAGAACAACGACACCGGAGACAAAGGGGACACCAAGTACGAAGTGTATGGCTGGGACTCGGGTCTGGAGCTCACCGAAATCACTGTCACTACCGAAATGACCGACGGCGTCGCTTACCAGGTAACTCTGGCCAACGGCACCATCGCTCAGGAAGGTTCGCTCCCGATGAGCCTCTTCGACACGGACGAAGCCACCACAGACCTCATGGTAGACGGGCTTCTGACCAAAGGATCTAAACCGTAGCACTCATGACTGACATGCTCGAAAGACTGAGAGCTTACCAATCCAAGTATGGGTCCCTGAAAGGCGAAGCCTATCGGGCCCATACATTGGAATTGGAAAAAAATCCCGCTCTCCATCGAGAAGTAGATGAACTTTCTCGATACTTTTTGAATAAGTCAGTTTCCCGATGCGGCTTCTGCCTGATCGAAGCCGACTTAGCATTAAGACGAATAACAGAACAACAAATGAAAAATGTAGCACACCCCGATTACGAACTCAGAGCAGGCACTTTACTCCATGACCCGATCAACAAAGAGTTCAGCAAGATCCTCACCCCGAGGAACATCACGGAGGATCTCTGCCTGTACCACATCGCATTCAACAAGGATGCGCTCTCGTACTTCACCCGAGTTCCCGAAGACCTGAACGACCGACTGGAGAAATTCATGTCTCGTTATGGCAAGGAGATGCCGGACAAGGACGTGGAAATCAAGAAGCGTCAGGCTCAGGTTCTGAGCAAGCAGATCGAGTCCGTGAAAGCCGAACTCGAAGAGCTGAACAAGAAACAGATCGAGCTGAACGCCAAGCTCGATGAGTACTCCAAAGCCATGGAGGCAATCCATGCCATTCTCGACTCGGCATCCGCCGAGGAGAAGACCGAGGAGAAGACCGAGGAGAAGACCGAGGAGAAGCCCGAGGAGAAGCCCGAGGAGAAGACCGAGGAGAAGCCCGAGGAGAAGCCCGAGGAGAAGCCCGCCGACATCGACACCGAGGTGAAGGAGTTCATCGACGCCGGGATGGATCTGGAAGCCATCAAAGAAGCCTATGCAGACTCGCAAATGTCTGCCGGGGAGATCGAAGAGGCTTACAACCGGATAGTCAATCCCGTTTCAGAGGCTCCCAAGAAGGGAGCCAAAAAAGGAGGGTCCAAATAGGACTGGTAATAGGACGGGGTCGCTTCCCGTCCCTCCTACTATTAAAATTACGCCAGTATGAAAGTTGCACAGATCAAATCAGCTCCTCAGTTCGAATCCCGGGACTGGAGACAATATGGCATCCAAACATACGGAGATACCAACGACTTTCCCCAGACAGTCAGCGAGATTGTTCAGGCTTCAAAGACCGGCAATGCCTGCTTGAGCATATACAATGATTTCGTATACGGTCATGGATTCAAAGACCCCGGCATCTACAAATTGCGGGTCAACAAAGAAGGGGAGAAGCTCGACAAGATCCTCCGCATGGTCTGTAAAGACTTTACATTATGGCATGGGTTCGCCATCCATGTTAACTACAATATGAACTTCCGCGTCAGTTCGATCCACCACATTCCGTTCGAGTCTCTCCGACTTGCGAAGGCAGACGATGATGGATTCATTGGCCGGACGGCATATCACCCCGACTGGGGTCACCGAGACAAGACGAGATCCCGGTGGTCCCCGTCTGACATTGAGTGGTTTCATCTCTTCAACCCGGATCCGGAGGTTATTCTGAACCAGGTAGGAGAAGCTGGCGGATGGGACAATTATAATGGCCAGATCCTCTACTTTTCAGGAGACTCCGAAGGCAGTCCCTCTTATCCGGTCCCCATCTTCATCGCTGAGATGACCGACATGAGAACCGAGGAAGCACTTGCCAACGTAGCCGGCCGAAACGCATGCTCCAACTTCTTGTCAGCTGGAATATTGGTAGACATCAAGGACGAGACTCAAGACCAGTCCCAAGTCAATGAGACGCAGAAAGAGCTCAACAAATTTCAGGGAGACGAGAATACCTCTCAACTGTGGTACATTCAGTGTAAGTCCAAAGACGAGGTGCCCCAGTTCATAAGATTCTCCGGGGAGAACTACGACAAAGCATTCGAAGTAACGCAGAGAGTCATCCCGGAGAACATTGGCCAATCCTTCAAGCAACCCCCCATTCTCCGAGCTGTTGACGTGGGGGCTAACTTTGGGGCTGATCTCATGACCAATGCCTACAAGTACTACAACTCTGTTACAGTACGGGAGCGTCAGCAGCTGGAGGAGACTTTCGTATCGATCTTTGAGTACTGGTGGGCTCCTTTGGAAAATCCCGACTTCGCTATTCAGTCTCTCACTTACAATGCCGGCGAGTCTATAGCAGACAGAATTGGCAAGGACAACATGACTCAGGTACTGGAGATTATCCGGGACCAGATGCTCTCCACTGTTCAGAAGAGAAACATGCTCAAGCTCATCTATGGGCTTTACGACGAGGAGATTATAAAACTCATGCCCGATGATACTCAACTCTAACGACCTTCGGAATGTTCGGCCGATAGCCGAGAACATCGACGATCCGGCCAGACTGGAACCATACATCCGGGAGGCTGAGACCCTCAGATTGGTGGATGCCATAGGAGCCAACCTCTACAGATGGCTCGACGAGACAGACTTTTCTGGCCCCGGACCTTTCCAATATGGGGACGTAACCATTACAAAAGATCAGTACACTGCCGCCATGGAAGGCGGGTATTATGATGGTGGCTGTTCCGGGGATTGTCGAAGCGAAGGACTCAAGATCGCCATTGCATACATTGCGTATTCCCGATTCATCGTCAACAATCCAATCAATCCCACTGCCTTCGGTGTGAGGTACAAAGATGGCGAATTCAGCACTCGAGTAGAAGACAACATAATCGTCCGTAGCTCGAACGAAGCACGGAACATCGGGGAAGCCTACCTCGAGAAGGCTATAAATCACCTTAAAGCTCTGCGGTTACTGACTCCATGTACTGAATACAAGGAGTCCCCGTCTCGTAAAATGATTATAGGACGTAATAAATTATGAGATTAACAGATATGAAGGAGGAAGTCATGAGAGTGGGAAAATGGATATGCGGGAGCATTGTAGGGTTTTGGGGGCTTTTAGCTCCGGTCCAGGTCCTTATCCTCTGTGTCTGTATTGCCGTTATCGTCGACTTCATAACTGGAAATATTGCTGACTACAAACGTCACAAACGAGCTCATCAAAAATATGTGTTCAAAAGCGAGAAAATGTGGGATACCTGTTGGAAGTTGGGACTCAGCATTATCGGTATCGGCATGGCCTACATGCTTGACGTGTGTGTCCTCCCGAACTTGGGGGGTCTCAACCTTGCCAACTTCTTTGCTGCCTTCATCGTCGGAACAGAGTTTTGGAGCTTTCTCGAGAATTCAGCTATAATCTCAAATCATCCCATATTCAGGACTCTCCGGTCGTACATGGAGAGATCAGTCAGCAAGAAGACTCAAATAGATTTTGAATGCCATGAAGACAAGTAAGTATTTTAAGCCCGAGGAATTCGAGCGATGCAATCCGTCCTGCTCCATCGAAGACATGGACCAGGACTTTCTCAATCTCCTGGATGACCTCCGTGAAAAGGCAGGCATCCCTCTCGTCCTCAATTGCGCTTATCGTTCCAAAGAACACGATAAGGCCAAAGGACGGTCCGGCAACAGTGCTCACACAGAAGGTTTGGCAGTGGACATCCGGTGTGCCTCGGGCCCCAATCGGATGAAGATCCTCCGGGCAGCCATTGCATTGCGGATCCGGAGGATAGGCATCGACGGGAATTTTATCCACGTAGATGCTTCTAAAACCCTCCCGCAGGACACGATATGGACTTACTAAAGAGAGTACTCTGCACAATAGTTCTTGTAGGTATAGGCTTTATAATCGGGCGTAAAACAATCGAGGAAAAGACCGTTATAAAGTACGTCGATTTACCCCCAATTCAGGGGGAGGTCAAAGTCCCGGATTTGGTTCCAAAATGGGAGGGTTTTAGGAATCCAATCAAATTGATATATATCTATAAGGGCCAGGAGGAAAAGGTTCCCCAAACACCCCCAGAAATCACAAATGGAGGGGGTTTTGGGGAGGACCAAAAGGAGGTGGATACTCTGGAGAGCGTAAAAAGGACAATATTGGACTGGAATACGACCAGGAAATACGCTGGAACATTTTTCAAAGATCCCAAAATTGGCCAATTTGACTGGGAAGCTACAGTCCAATACAACACTCTCCAGCACCTTACGTACAAGTATACCCCCGTCCGAGAACAGATCAAAGAAACGAGGTCCCGGAAATGGTCCCCCTTTCTGAGAGCTTCGGCTAACTCCTTCGGGCAGGTTGGGGTTGGGGGAGGCATATATTACAGGAATTTCGGAGTAGATATATCCTATATGCGGGACTTCGAGCTGACCCGATCGGGGTATGAGGTCGGCTTTAGCTGGAAATTTTAGGAAACTACTCCGTCCCGGGCTTAGGGGAGCCCGGGTTTTTTGTGTCCACAAGCCGAGGATATTGGCCCCTGTGGCATGGACCAGCAGTAAACAATGATAGGGAATATGGGTTCTCAAAGAGGATAAGCCCCTAAAAAAGTTGGTCAAACCATTGTTCCATTGTTCCAAAATCACGGGGACCCCCGGCCCCAAAAGTTGATAAAACCATTGTT